GCTAGAAGAAAGAGACTTCTATCGTAGCGTGCAACAAGTGATGATCGATCACTTCGTAGAACCTGTTTATGAGGCATGGCTTGAAGCGGCTATGGAAGTTGATACGTTGTTTATGCCTATAGCGACATTTGACAAGTTTTCTATGGCGTCAGAGTTCCGTGGCCGAGCTTGGAATTGGGTTGACCCAATGAAAGAGATGAACGCGGCGGTTCTCGGCATGAAGAATGGCGTATTGAGCTTGCAGGACGTTGCGGCGCAGTACGGAAAGGATACGGAAGAGCTTTTGGCTGAGATCCAGCGTGATAAAAGCCTGATGGAGCAATTCGGTATCAAGTACGCACTAGAGCCATACGGTTCAACGCAGATGGGTATTGAGCCAGACATCACAGGAGCTGACGATGGCGAAATATAAAGGTGAAAACATTGACCTCAAACCAACGGAAGGCATGGTTGCTGAAGCTAAGCGCGGTCTGGATTGGCGCAAAGAGCACGGTCGTGGTGGCACTGAAGTCGGTGTTGCTCGCGCTCGTGATATTATTAATGGGCGGGAGCTTTCTCCTAGCACTGTGCGTCGGATGTATTCTTTTTTTAGTCGACATGAGGTTGATAAGAAAGGAAAAGGCTTTGATAAAGGCGAAGAAGGATACCCAAGCGCAGGACGCATAGCTTGGGCATTGTGGGGAGGAGACGCAGGTTTCTCTTTCTCAAAGGCAAAGGTAAAGACGCTCGACGGGATAGACGAGAGGTGTGACGAGATGGACATTGAAACTAGAGCAGAAGCTGGCGATCTCAAGGTCGGCGACATGGTGAGCTGGCAAAGCTCCGGTGGTCGTGCGAGAGGCAAGATCGATCGTATTGTTACTGATGGGAGCTTCGACGTTCCTGATTCTGACTTTACAGTAACCGGCACTGAGGATAACCCAGCGGCTCTTATCACTCTCTATCGCGATGGTGAGCCTACAGATCGTAAGGTAGGTCATCGCTTTTCTGCATTGACTAAGATAGATGATCGGAACTATAACGATGAGGAAGAGCGTCATATTAAGAATGTGACTGAGACCGATGACTCTTACATCATAGAGTTCGGTAAGTCCGAGGAGCCAGAAATGGCAGTAGAAGAAGAGGAGGAGCGATCTATGGTAGACCCAGATTACTCCCAGCGTTCCATGTATATGGACGCATCACCAATCAATGAAGATGAGCGTAGAGTCTCAATGGCATTAAGCTCGGAAGAGCCTGTTGCCCGCTCATTTGGAGTTGAAGTATTAGAGCATTCAGAGGATGCGATAGACCTGAGCTTCTTAGCGTCAGGTAGAGCGCCTCTTTTGCTAGACCATGACCCACAGAAGCAAGTGGGCGTAATCGAATCTGTCGATCTCGATGGCTCGGCACGGCGTCTCCGTGCGACGGTGCGTTTTGGAAAGAACGGACTTGCCAAAGAAGCATTCGACGATGTTGTTGATGGCATACGCGCAAATGTATCCATTGGATACGCTATCAACAAAATGGAGCGTCAGGACAAAGACAAGTACGTCGCAAAGTCTTGGCGTCCCGTAGAAGCTAGTTTGGTATCAATTCCAGCGGATGTCTCCGTTGGTGTTGGTCGATCAAGCGAGCCTACACCCGAAACCGTAACCGTAACCGTTAGAGAGGAAACTCCCATGACAAATGAAATAGATGTTGCGGCAATCGAGTTAGAAGCTCGTAAAGCCGCTCAAAAAGATGCCGCTCAAATCGTTGAGCTTGGCGCACGCCACAATCAGTCAGACATGGCTAAGCGAGCAATCGCAGACGGTCGTTCTGTAGCTGAGTTCCGTGGTGAATTGTTGGATGTAATCGGTTCAGAGCGTGCTCTTGAGTCGCAGGACATCGGCATGACCGACAAAGAACTCAAGAAGTTCTCTCTCGTTCGCGCTATTCACGCTTTGGCTAACCCAACTGACCGACGCGCTCAAGAAGCCGCCGCTTTTGAATTCGAGTGTTCAGAAGCCGCCGCTAACGAGTTTGGTCGTGCCGCTCAAGGCATCATGCTCCCAACAGACGTACTGCGTACTTGGAAGCGTGACCTTAACTCATCAGATGAGTCAGATCTGTTCAGCGATGATTATCGTGGGACTGACTTCATCGATGTCTTGCGTAACGCATCAAGCGTCATGCAGGCCGGTGCACGTACTCTGAATGGTCTGTCAGGTGACGTTAAGATCCCTAAGAAGACTGCCGCCGCTTCTGCCGCATGGATTGCGACAGAGGGTGGAGCCTCTACTGAGTCAGAAATGACTGTCGGTAACATCTCGATGACACCTAAGACACTTGGTGCATTCACAGACGTAACTCGTCAGCTCATGATTCAGTCAAGCATGGACGTAGAAGCTCTGATTCGTGACGATCTAGCTCAAGCTATCGCTCTTGCGATCGACTTGGCTGGTCTTGAAGGTTCAGGCTCAAGCGGCCAGCCTACGGGTATCTTGAACACCTCTGGTGTCAACACTGTAAGTGCATTCGCGGCGGCTAATCCAACCTTCGCGGAAGTTGTAAGTCTGGAAACTGCTATTGCTGAAGACAATGCTCTTATGGGCAACTTGGCATACATCCTTCCAGCGGCTATGCACGGTGCATTGAAGACTACTGAGAAGGCGTCTGGTACAGCGCAATTCGTTGTTGAGCCTGGTGGCACAATCAATGGATACCGCTCTATCGTGTCTAACCAAGGAACTGCTGGAAACATGTACTTCGGTAACTTTGCAGACCTCTTGGTTGGCTTCTTCGGTGGACTTGATCTAGTAGTAGATCCATACACTGCATCAACAACTGGTACTATCCGCGTTGTTGCTCTTCAGTCTATGGATGTGGCAGTACGCCATGCAGTTAGCTTCGCATTCGGTAACGATGGCTAAGACTAATAGCCCGCCCTTCGGGGCGGGTTTTCTCTAAGGAGGAATTATGAAGTACGAAGTAATTAAAGGTTGTGTGATTGCTGGAAAAAGCTGTCGTGTCGGCGAGGTAGTTGAGCTTGATGAGCGTTTGGCGCGATCTCTAATGGGTATCGGTCGAGTGTCTCCAGTAGATGAGTCAAAGACTGTAAATCGAGCAGTCGGCGTTGAAGGTGGTGAAGAGAAGCCTAAGCGACGGACTCGTAAGCCCAAGGTAGAAGAAGAGAAAGAGGCTGAATAATGCCAGTAGAAGTTGCGGCTGATCGCAGTATTTTCCTTGCCGACTTTGGCGTGTCCTGTACGGGCAAGCCTATATTCGGGCAGGAGACTACGTTCACTGCTATCTTCGACGCACAACATGCGTTAGAGGATGCGGGTGGATTTGTAGCATTCTCTGTGGATCAGCCACGACTTACTTGCAAGTCAGGAGACATATCAACCTTACAAGAGGGAGATACTGTCATTGTGCCGGTCGATGGCACGAACGTGGATTATACGATTAGGGTTGTCATGCCAGATGGCACAGGGATCACTGAACTGGCTTTGGAGAAGCAATGAGCCATATCAGAACCCGAATCAGGCAGAATCTTGTTACTACGCTAACAGGATTGACTAGAACGAAGGCGAACTGCTTTGACACACGGGTGTTTGCGGTTCACAACGACATTCTGCCAGCGATCTGTGTTTACACACAAAGCGAGACTACGCGCTACCCAACGATGGGACCGCCTAGGACGCTACAGAAAAGACTCGTCGCTAGGATCGAGGTGTACGTTAAGATGACTGGAACGTACGACGAAATGGTTGATGAGATATGCGCTGATATAGAAGAGGCGCTTTACACGGATTTGACTAGAGGTGGGCTTGCTGAAGATACGCGCCTTGTCTCTGTTGACACAGACTTCTCGGCTGACGGTGATCAACCTGTCATGGTGGGCAGACTAACTTGCGAGGTTGATTACTTTGCGGTTGAGGGCAGTCCAGAAGGTTAGTAAAATCGAGCATATTTAACGCTTTTGCGAGGACGTAAAAATGGCAACAAACATCGGTAAGGACGGAGCAGTATATGTTGGTTCAAATGCTGTAGCCGAAATCAAAGAGTGGTCTCTTGAGACTACTAGCGAAGTAGCTGATGACACTGTAATGGGTGATTCTTGGATGACTCACACAGCGACTCAGAAGTCATGGACTGCATCATTCACTGCATTCTGGGACCCTACTGACACTAATGGTCAGCAGGCTCTGACAGAAGGCGCGTCAATTACTCTGAATCTTTATCCTACGGGTAATAACTCAGGTGATTACGAGTGGACCGGCACAGCGACTATCACTTCAGTCAGCAAGTCAGCATCGTTTGACGGTTTCGTAGAGGCGAGCTTCTCAGCGCAAGGAAACGGCGCACTCGTTGAAGGCACCGTATAAGGATGACGAAACTAATAGATCTGGCTGTTGAGCATTTCAACAGCTTGGGTGTTAGGGAAGTAATCATTCCTGAGTGGGGCGATGCTAGAGTCTTTATGAAGAACTTCTCTTTGGAAGACAAAGCGAAGCTCTCTGCTCGTGCTCAGGAAGATACTTGGGACTACTTATGCTATACCGTGATATTTGGCCTAGTAGATGGCGAAGGCAATCCAGTCTTCGATATCGGTGATAAGGTCAAATTGAAGCGGTTTTCAGCGAGCGGTATTGTAGAACGATTAGCTACTGCGATTCTGGCGCATCAGTCTGAGACTGAAGAGGAACGCGAAAAAAACTAATCGATGATCAAGGGAACCCGACTGAACTCCATCGCGTCTTTGAGTTAGCGGAATATCTTGGTCAGACAGCAGGAACGGTTCTACAGATGACGCCCACCGAGTTTAATTATTGGTGGACCTACCTCGCAATGAAGGCCAAGAGGCAAGAGAAAGATGGCAAACTTAGAGCCGCTCGTAATCGAAATCCGCGCCGAGGCAGATAATAAAGAAGCCTTCGACTCGACTGAGCGCTTGCTTAAGAAGCAGAAGAAGGCAGTCTCAGATACTCTGAAGCGGATGGAGGACTATAAGAACACCATCGGCATGACGGCTGATGAGCTTCAAATTTATAAGCTCAGACAGTCGGGTGCAACTGAAGCGCAAATCAAACAAGCTAAACACTTACAAAATCTTACCAACCTAGAGAAAAAGAAAATTCAGTCTAGTAAAGGATTGAATGGTTCTTTGCGCCTAGTTCGTGGTGGTTTTGGTCAGTTAGGCCATCAGGTGCAGGACGTCGCGGTACAGCTACAGGGCGGCACTGATGCCATGATTGTATTTGGTCAGCAGGGTGGCCAGATTGCCTCCTTGATGGGGCCAGGCGGCGCAATAGTTGGTGCATTCCTCGCTGTTGGTGCGGCAGTCTTCACTGCATTTAAGAATGTAGAGCAAGCAGAAAGCAAATTCTCTGAGTTGCAATCGACTCTTGAAGGGCTAACTCCTGTAACAGAACAAGCAGGAGCCGCGATTAATATTGCGCTAGAGAGTCTTAAAAGAGCGCAAATTAAAGCCGCGCAAATAGAGCTAGATAAGCTAACTAAGTCTATGTCTGATCAAGTCTCTGAGGCTGAAAATTCAGGGAAAGCGGCAAAAGATTTAGCGACTGCTCAGAGCTTTAATGTACAACAGCAAGTAGCGATGGCTCGTGGCTCAAAAATTGCAACAGAGTCTATGGAAGATCAAACAGACGCCGCTGGTGCTAATTTGGGCGCGATGGTCGAATTGATAAGGACTATTGAGACTTTAGGTGGCACTGTAGATAAGAGCCTACTTAGCCCTGATTTGATTCAGCGTCTCGAAGACTTACAAAACGCTATCAGACCTGATGATGCTGGTGGCCCTATATTGTTCGAGCCAGAAGCAGTTACCGAAGCCAAAGACAAGATTAGAGATATTGAAGATTCCCTTCTCAGTGGTCGAGATAAGATAAATGACCAATATGAGAAAATGGCAAATGATGTCGTAGAAGCATTTAGAGTTTCGGGGAAAGAAGGCTCTGCTGAGCATAAAAAGCTCATGGATGCTATTGAGAAGGCTCGATCTGATGCAATCGCGGAGATCGACAAAAAAGAAGAAGATCAAGCTCAAAGAGATAAAGATAGGGCGGCGGCTAAAGCGGCAAGAGATGCTAAAGCGGCGCAAGCTAAGGTAGATGCTGAGAAGCGGGCTATATCTACATTAGAAGCTCTACAGCGAAGTGATGTTACGGACATCGACAAGATCAATAAGCGCTATGACGCTGAGCTAGATCGAGCTAGGAAGGCGGCTGATGGTAAAGCAGAGCTGGCTCAGATGCTTGCAGATACTGAGGTTGCTATCGAGGCCAAACGCTCGGCGGCAATCCAATCGCTTCGAGATAAAGAAAGACAGGCTCATTTTGACAACATAGAGAGGCTAAGAACTACTGCTATCGAAGGTTTTGCTACAGAGACGCAAGCCTTTATTAATAACTTGGTGCAACGTCAGGCGGCATTAGAGGAGGCTAGAGCGGCAGACGCTATTAGTCAGGAAGAGTTAAATAGATACTCAATGATGCTCGAAGAGCAAAAAGCCGAGCACATGCTTGATCAGCAATTGAAGATTATTGGTGGATTGCAGAACGTAGAGAATGCGATAACTAGCGCATCTGCCGCATTTATTACGGGCTCAGCTAATGGCACTGAAGCTATGCGAATGCTCGGTAAGGCGATCATGGATGAGCTTATTAAGAGCATCGTCCAGATGGGCATTGAGAAGGCTAAGCAAGCAATTATCGCTAAGAATATTGAGGCAGGAAGCCTGTCAGCCTCGGTCGCGGCTAACGCGGCGGCTATGACAGCTATTGCGGCGGCGTCAGCTCCGGCGGCGGCACTGGTCTCTTTGGCAACGATGGGCGGGAATGCCGTCCCAGCTCAGGCAGGCATTGCGAGCACAGTCGGAGTAGCTAAAGCATCCGCACTGGCTAGCTTTGAGGGTGGCGGCTTTACAGGCGCTGGCGCAAGATCAGGCGGTATGGATGGCAGGGGTGGCTTCTTAGCTATGCTTCACCCTAA